TTTTTTTATGTCTTCCCATTTTGAAAATATTTTTTGTTTTTTGGTAAAGCTTTTTTTAAAAGGTTGTATATATAACAAAATATACTTTATAAAAAATAAATTATTTATATAAATAAATTTATTATTTCTATATTGATTATTGTTTCTAATGTTTAATATGATTTTCTTGGCCTGCCTCTTCTTTTTAGCCCCATACCAGCAGTTGCAACTGTAGATGCTGCATTTCCTGCATTACTTGCTCCAGATAAATAATTACCAACACTTTGAGCCCCTTGATATCCAGCATATGCCATTTTCGCAGCATCAATTGCTTGACCTGTAATTGCCAACCATTTATCAGCATCTGGATTGCCTTGTGCATCAGCCAAACCCAATGACATAATATAATCAGATAGCATCTCCCCCAACCGTTTTCCAGCCATTTGCCCTAAGGCAGAGGCAACAGGGATTAACTCAGGTGATAACATTCCTGCGGCCAATGCATCGGCTAATATTCCGCCTAATTGTTCGCCCACTAATGGTATACCTTTCTTAACTGCAAATTTAGCAACACTAATAGCAATTGCTTTCATTGCATCTTTATTATCTTTGAGCCAATTAATTGCGGTCTCTCCATATTTCTTTACAAAATTAACTCCAGTCATAACACCTTCAGATACTTTATTTGATGCATCTTTTACAAATGCTTTTAGTAAATCCCATTTTTGGTTTGCAGTTACTTCAACATTATTTGCCAATTTCATTATAGTATCCTTTCCAACTTTAATTCCATTATTAACATCAGAAATAACTTTGTTGGCTTGGTCTCTTATTTGTTGTGTTATTTGGTTTGCTGTTCCTGTAATTTTATTACCAAATCCATCAAATGCAGTCTTAATTTGATTTCCTGCATTTTGAATTCCTTGATTAATTTGGTCATTATATCCACCAGTAAAAAATTTATTCGCACCTTGGATAAAATCATCCCAGCCTTTACCTTCTTTAATTAGATGATCATTAATAGTTTTGTAATGGTGTTTTGCCGCTTTGCTTTTTAATGCCCCTCCGTGTGTAATGCCATGATGTCTTGCCCAGCCTTGAGCAAAATCTTTAAATGTAAGTCGTTGATGCTTTGCTAATTTTCCGCCAGTAATTGGAACAATATTTGTTGCAACTAATCCTTTTTTTGCTCTTTTATGTTTAGTCATTAAAGCAATTGCAGAATCTAAATATTCATCATTAACTCCTCCACCTTGTTGCAGTACATTAAATCTCGCTCCAATATCTGTGATGGTATTTGATGCTTTTCTTAAAAATGAATTCTCGCCAAAAAGAGATTTTGTATCTTGTTTAACAAATTCATAATCCTGTGTATTGCCAACACCACTTGCCTGTAAAACATTTAATATGAAATTCTGGCAATTGTTATCTCTGGCTGAGTATGGATAAAATTTACCACCCATTGCATTGTGTGCATTTTCATACAATTGATTTAAAGTTATAGATTTTCCATTTAAAGGTGTGGGTGTTGATTCCTCATCTTTTACTGGCTTAGGATTAACAGTCATACTGACTCGTTCAACTTTTTCGAGTGATACTCGTGTTCCGCTTTGTAAAGTAATAACAATCTTTAAATGAAATAATTTATCGTATGGTGCATTCTGTAAATTCTTACCAAACTCTCCCATACTTGCAATACTTAATGCACCAGTTAATGCTTTACCAACTGGATTTCTAACAATATCAATCCCTGTAATTAATTCATCGCCGTATTGTTCTAATATCTTTTTAACATTTGGAGGCATTCCAGTATCTCCAGTATATACTTTATGGGCAATATCTTTTGCTGTATTATATGCACTTGTTGCAGTTGATTTTATTCTATCTCCTGCTTTTCTAAATGCACCTTTTACATCATCTAAAAAGCCTTCACCTTCCATATCAGAATCGCTATCACTGCTATCGCTACCGTGGCAAATATCAATTCTTAATACTCCTCCTCCATTTATTGGTATTTTTAATTTATGGTAATGTTGATAATCTAAACCTTTATGAGTCTTACTTACTGAACCCTTATGTGCATCAAATGGCTTATATGTCTTCTTAACTAGATGACCATTATCGTGAAAAACTTTATCCCCTTTCTTAGTTGTATAATTTAGATCACCTTTATGGGTTTTACTCTTTGAGCCTTTTACACCGACACCATCTTTTATAGGATGGCCATCTACAAAATGTATATATTGACCTTTTCTGCCTGGGTTCATTCCCATAAATTGTTTATCCTGTTGACTATCTTTTAAAAATCCCTGCGAATCATAATATCCATCTGGTCTAACAGCACCGCCTTTCTTTTTTGCTGGCATTATTCTTTTTAATTCTTTGTAAATTAATTTTATTTGTGATAGTCAAAAAAATAAGATTATATATTAAAAAGGATATCCTTTTTTTTGACTTAATTAATTAAGCCTTTTAGAAAAAGGCTTTACCCAAAACTAATTAGCGGGGTTAAAGGGGTAAGACCCCTATTTTTGAATAAATAAAAATTCATTACTTGCTAAAGCAGTTAATACTGTAAATTTTCCAGCGATGAATTCAAACAATCCAGCGGCGGAATTTGAAGCAGTCCCAACACTGAAGAAAAGAATTTGCTCTGTGTCTGCAAATGAACCTTTATCATTTCCAGCAATGCCAACTGCATTTACTTTAGTATGGCCATATGCTACTGGAGAATATGGAATACTTTTTAGATTGGCAACCAAAGCATATGAAGTATTTACAGTTGTTGCAGATTGATAATCAACACTATATGTTTTGCGAGATTTATACCAAGATGCTGCATTTGGTGTTAAGTTATCTGTTTTGGTATACACAGCGAAAAAGGGACAACCCAATCCAGTTGTGGCTGATACATTATAAAAGTTAAGCATAAGGCCTTTAACATCAGCAACGGTCATACCAGCATCAGGCTGAATATACCAGTTAACTTTCTTATTTAATTCGTTTTTAAAAAACCAGCCACTATATGGTGTAACATTAGATACTACGGCTGGGATATAATCAATCATTTGTTGTGAATCTGCATAAACACTTGCTACATGATATAATGGAACGGTGATAATTAATGGCTGTTTATTTTTAAGAACTAAGATATCGGCTTCGTCTATGTCCAATCTTGCTTTAATTGCAGTATCAACTGCTTCCAAATCTGATAATTTCGCCAATTCAGTTACATCAACGGCCGCCAAATTAGAAATCTGAGTCGTGTGTAAATCTACCAATGCCTTATAATCAACTCCACTAAATTTAATAGAATCGCCTTCTAAAACAACATTTTTAGCATTGCCTACAGTTTCAAACTTTTTAGAATAAGTTCCTGTTTTATCTGCAATTAATACATTAGTTGGTGGGCTGGTAGCAGAGCATGCAGACAATACAATTTGAGTATCTCCATCAGATCCAGATGCATTTAATAATACGGTTGAGCCTTTTGCCTTAAACAAATATGAGCCTTTTGATGTTGTTGCAGATGATGGTACTGATGTCAAAATTGTAGTATTTTCCAAATTGCAACCCATTGCACTATCAACAGAAAGACTTTTGTCATAGCCCAAATAAGAGGTAAATACAACTGGTTGATTGCTTGCGGTCGACATTTATAAATGTTTAATTTGAAAAACAAAAAGATGTAATTATATTTATACAATTATACTTTTCAAAAAAAATATTAATTAAAGCCATTGCATAGGAGCCATTGCATAGGCATCGCTTGGGGTTAAAGGGGTGAAACCCCTAGCATCGCTGTTTTGCTATGGTGGTACTAATAAATAAGATTGAGTGAAATCGGCATATATTAAATTTAGTTTATTTACAACCAATTCAACTGAGTTTGTAGCAGATGCAGAATTTGTTCCAATAACAACGGCTAAAATATTATCTGTTTGAGAATATGTCCCACGAGGATTATTTACTGTAGATGGCTCATATTGTATTTGAGTTTCATAATTAGATGGGATTAAACTTTTATTAATAATACATACACCTTGATAATTTGTGTTTGCTATAGGTGTAATAGTCTGGTCAAAAACATAAGTCATGGAAGAATGAAAGAATCCTGGTGCATAGTCATTTGAACCAGTAGGGCGAGTATATACAGTTAAGTACAAAGTGTCATCGTTACTGGTTGTAGCCCCATTAAAAAAACTAATAGAAATGCCTTTCAACTCTGCGACGGTTGTGGTTGTGGATTTTGGTGGAAAATACCAGTTGATCTTGGTTCCGCTTAAAATATTTTTAAAATACCATCCTGAATACCCATAAGCATTTCTTATTCCTAATCCATTTGCTGGGGCGATACCATCTGCATAAATTAATGGCGATGAATAAATTAATGTTGGTGTAACTTGATTCATTTTTACATTGATGCCATTAAAAGTCAAATCGGTTGCAGATAAAATACTTGAATTATTTGCTGTATTTGTTAATGTTAAAGTTTGAGAGGTTAATTGTGATTGTTCAGTTGATGAGAGTTTATTTATTACTATTGATGATGTATTTGATGTATTCCAATATTGAGGGTCTGACATTCTCATTATAGTTGAATAAATTCTAATTTGAGTATTGTTTATATCATTACCTACACTTAAATTATCAGATTGAACATATGAGGTTTCAGATGTAGCATTATTTCTTACTATTAAATTCGATTGAGTGGCATTTAATTGAATACTGTTAGAAGAAGATCTTAAAGTTATTTCATTTGAATTAAAATTTATATTTGTTAGATTAGAATCATTTTTTAAGACTGTATTTAATATTGAATTATCTTTATTTACTTCAAAATATTTTACTGGTGTATTAGCATTACTTACATTCCAAAATTGATGGCCTCCATTTCCGCTACCACTCACATTTAAAAATTTAAGAGCCTTTGATGTGTCATCTGTATAATGATAATGACCTAATGAATCTCCTGTTGTTGTTGTAGGAAAATCAGTTAATGCTGGTGACCCATTAAGATTTGATGCTAACACTCCCCTATGGGCGATATTCCCTTGATTGTCTGAAAATTGTAGTGATGTATTTTCGTATTGATAAACTATTGACATTGTCTCTGTTATATTTATATAAATATTTTTTTGATTATTTTAATTATTATGAATTTTATTTTAAACAGTTATATTACCCAAACTTGCTAAAGTAAAAGTTAAAGTATTACCACTACCAACATTATAAGGCATATTAATTTGTAAAATGGGATTTCCTATTTGAATCCATGAATAACCAGCTAAATTAACAGCACCAGTATTACTAGTAGTGGCAATTTGACCACTTGTTGCTACTGGTGGATAACTAGGAAAAGGTGCTACACTAAACTGTAAATAACATAAAGGGTCATTTGCCGCAACATTTGCAGTTATAGTTATATTGATAGGGTAATTTAAAAATATAGCCTGTCCAGTTGAAGGATAATATGTGCTAATTTGTGAAAATCCTGAATTTAATGTTATATTTGTAGGACTTAAAAGAGTATAATTACTAATTGTACTTGAAATATTATATGGTAATTGATTTATAGTAGCAACTTGATTACCGTTATATTTTGTAGCGGCTGAAAAATTTATTTGTCCTGTAAAAGTTTGTGGTGTAGAAGTTGTTAATTGTGCAAAGTTAGAAGTTGATGGTTGATTAGCAATGACAAATTCGGTTGTTGCTAATGTAGTGTTATTAGTCCCTAATGGTTGTGTTGTTGCAGTTGAAGATGACCCACAATTAGTAATATTATTAGAGTTCATATTTACATTAGCAGTAAAACCAACAAAGCTCTGACCATTACCTTGTATATTATTTACTTTTAAAGGAGCACTACCAACTGAAACACCAGATCCACCAGCACTAAATACTTGACTATAAATTCCACCAACTGAACCCCATATATTTGTAGCATTCCAAGTTATTTGCATGGGACTTACTACACCATTATTATTATCATTCATTTGAAAATATATTTGAGGAGATGTATTGTTTAATGCAGTATTACGAATAGTCATAATTTGAGGGTTTAAAGTTGCACTATTTGCTATTTGACCAATAGTACCAATATTAAACTGGGGTGAAGTAACTGTTTTAGCATTGGTAATACTCATATTGTTCATACTTAAATCAGTATAACATATACTTCCTGTTGCATTTGACAGGGTTAATAAAGCATCGCCAGCATAATCTATTAAATTTAAATCATTAGCATCTGTATATACATTTTCTAAGCCATAAAGTGCTTTTCCATTCATATCAATAGGATTTAAAGACCTTGCACCTACGACACCTGTTGTAATAGTAACTGGATTTAATGTAAAACTTGCAGTAGGATTTCTAACAGTTAAACCTCCTGAAGATTGAGCACTGTAAAGAGTCAAATCAACACTTGGAGATGGGTCAATATAAAATGATGCATTATCAAAATTAGCCGTATTTGTTATTTTTATTGGTGCTGTTGTAGCGGTTGTACTATTATTTTGTTGAAATGTATTTTGATAAGGTGCTAAAAATATATTATCTGTATTTAACTGTGCATAGTTAGCCTCAATGAATGCGGTTGTCTGGGTTGTATCATCTCCAAAGGTTACACCACTGGCGAATTTTTGAATATATGGTGAAAGAAAAGTATTATCTGTATTTAATTGTGCATAATTTGCTTCAATAAATGCAGTCGTTTGAGTTGTTGTATCTGGAAAAGTTACACCAACTAATGCAACATTAATTCCATTATTAAATGTGGCTGTTTCAGAAAATGATGCTGGCTGTTGTGCCGTAAATGCACCAGCCACAATAGTAGCTCCCATAGTTTCAGCACCTTGAGCCGCTGGAAATTGTAGATAATTTTGAGCCAAATATTCCTGATCAACTGGAGCATTCGGATTAGTCCAATCATCAGGATTAAATCCACCATTTCCACCAGATGGCGGAGGTTCAGCTGACATTATTTATTTTTGACAATAATAAATATATTTATATATAATACATATTATATTTTTTGTAAAATATATTATAATGCCACCTAAAAAATCAAAATCTGAGAGCAGTGGCTCAAAGCCAACTGGAGAACTTATAAACTGGTATGAACATATGCCAAAGAAATTCATTCGAAAGTATCACAACCCACATTATGATGTGCATCATATTTCTATTCCGTTCCGCCTCTGTATAATAGGTCGCAGTGGTGCAGGCAAGACGCAATCATTGATGAACCTAATAAAGACCATGACTGATACATTTGAAAAAATATATATCATTACTAAAAATAGTGATGAGCCAATATATAACTGGCTAAAAGATAAATTTAAAGATACAAAAGAAATTGAAGTTCTTGAAGGTGTTGAAAACATTCCAGACATTGATAAATTAGATAAAGAAAAGCAATCTTTAATTGTGTTTGATGATCTTGTTAATGAAAGAAATCAGAAGCCAATGGAATCTTATTTTTTAAGAGCAAGAAAGAAAAATGCAAGTATGATTTATATCAGTCAAGATTATTATTCTATTCCTAAAATGATTAGAAACAATATGACATACTTAATTATTAAACAAGTTTCAAGTATGAAAAACTTAACTATGATTGCCAGAGAATTTTCTTTAGGTTTAGATAAAAAGAAACTAACTGAGATATATCAGCATGCAACCGCAGAAGTCCCAAGTTTTCTAATGATTGATTTAGAAGGAGAGCCACAACATAGATTTAGAAAAAACTTTACAGAATATTATGAAGTGCCAGATACCAATTAATTTAATTGTATATTTTTTTCAATTCTTTAATATATACATAATAAATTTTTTAACTTATTTTTTTTTAAAAGTACTTTTCAGAAAAACACCTTTTGAGAAAAGGCTGACCCAAAAATAGCGACGACTACGCAGTGTCATGTCAAAAGAGCTAAAAGTCGATGCAAGAATTTTGAGAAATGATATTGTTAGAAAGGCCGCGGTTGCTAATATGACCAATATTGCTAAGCAAAGAGCAGATTTAAAGCAAGGGATTATTGCAACCCCACCTGATACAAAATCCGCAACAGAAATATCAGAAGATAGAACTGTACAAGCAGCCGATGCACTAAAGAATTTAATTGATTTGGGTTTTAAAGATTCTGATGCTCAATCCATTGCCAGTGATTTAACCCACGAACAAAGAGTTGCATTTAATAGAGCATATCCACAAATTCAGAATGATTTTTCATCAAGATTTTCAGTAAGAAATTCAACTCCAGAATTCTTTATAGAATATTTGAAAAATTATCTGAGAATATTAAAAGCAACTGGGGGTATACCAAATAGTATTGGCTATTTACAAGATAATATTGTTACAACCCCAACTGATTTATTAAAATTAATACTCACATCTGAATATATTGAAAGATTGAGAGACATATTAACTAACGACTACGGTCTGTCAATGTTAGATAATCAACTAAATGCTACATTAGATGATTTAGCAGCGGTTTTGCCATCATCTCAAGTGATTGCAGATTTAAATCAGGCTATGATATCAGATCCAGTTTTAGGATTTGAATCAATTCAAGATATATTGCAGTTATTAACTCCATTACCGTCTAAAAAGGTAATTCAAAAAATATTAGATGAACCACACTCAACAGCCGCACAAAAAACACAAATAAGAATTGATTTGCTTGAAAAATTAGATGTATTAGAAAACAATACATATTATGCTCTTCCTGCGATATATAGAGATTTAGCAGCAGCCGCCGCCCCTCCTCCACCAGTTCCAGTAATAGGAGCACCTCCACCATTAGGAGGCCAACCAGTATTACCATTAGGAGGCCAACCAGCACCAGTAGGAGTACCCCCAGTAGGAGGTCAGCCAGCACCAGTAGGAGCACCCCCAGTAGGAGGTCAGCCAGTATTACCAGTAGGAGGCCAACCAGTATTACCAGTATTACCAGTAGGCCAGCCATTACCAAGAGCAGCATCTCCACCACCAGCAGCAGCCGTATCGTCATCGGTTTTAACTCTACCAAAAAGAACAGCTAGAACTGCATTGCTTTTAATATCTAATTTTACAAACCCAATAAATCGCCAAGATTATGATGTGTATTTATATAAATATACAGACAAGGGTGCTACATTATTTGGATTAATTTTAGAGCCATTAGTAAGCGGTGCTAGTAGTAGCCCTCCAAGGTTAATTAATAAATGGGGTATTGATGGGTCTGAAATGGCAGCATTGTTTGCTAGATATAATTACGAAATATCTAATACCGCATCTGGAACTTCATTTAATATATCAGCATTGGGAAATGTTGATACCGCATCATTAACTAAATTATTGGATAGAGTATCTAAATCTCCAGCTGGCTATCGTACAAGAACATTTTCAACGGCGGAAATGTCTAATATGACAAATGAAATATATGAAGCAGGAAAGGCTGGGTTTGGTCTTAAATCAAAATCTAAACCAACATCTAAACCAACAACAGGATTAAAGCCAATAAGATTAGGCAAAGGATTTAAAAATAAAGATGACCCATATACAATGTATGACGAAGAATTAAAACTAACTCCAATTAATCCAGCTGATGTCGTTAAAAAACCACCAAAGAAACCAGCCCATAAAGTATCAGAAGGTATAGACGGTGATGAATATCAAAAATTTGATGATAAGGCAAATAGATATATTGCACTTGGTAAATATGCAGTCAATATGAGACAACTCAAAAAAGGTGTATTGCAAATTGTATATAAAAGTTTAGCACCAATGCAAACATTTCCATCAAAAAAAATAAGCAGTGAATTACAGCAATATTTATTTGAATTGCTAACAAATCAAAAATCTTTACCAGCATTATATAAGCATGTTCCAGAAGAGGATAAAAAGATGTTTGAAAAGATAGCAATATTTGCTGGAGTATTTGATAAATTAAATTTGCCTAGAGTAAACTCATTAGAAGATGAAAAAAAAGAAATGGATAGATTTAAATTATTACACGGCGAATTTATTGCAGGCAATGATAATGTCGCAATCGCCAGAGAATTAAGAAGTCTAATTTTAAAGTTTTTAGCCGATAATAGAATAAGTAAAGCAAAGGCATATGAATATCTTTTAGAACTCAATAATGCATGACATTGCATAGTCGTCGCTGGGGGTTAAAGGGGGTAGAACCCCCTAACCCCTCGCCCATAAGTCATTTAAATATTTAACATTTTTTTGCAAATCAGTTGAATGACCCCAAAGAATTGCCATGCTCAAAAGGGCTGGCGACCTTGTTAAATTATCAATTAATGCTCGTTCTCCTTTCCCTTTAATATGTCTCGCCCAGTATGCAAATCGTTTTTGCTTGTCGTGGT